GTATGATTTATCATTTCGGTGGTATTATTACTCATGGAACACGCAGAATAACTGCAACAAGTAAAGGTCGTGACTTGAACTATGGTTTTGAGAACAAAGTTAATATAGCCAAAAATCACGTAGATGGCGAATGGGGTGGAATTTCTCTGGAAGGAAAAATCATTTCAACACCACATGGATTTATTTATGGTGATAAAGACAATGAAAATGCTTATAAGAAAGAGCATATTCTTTACTTCCGTAATAAATTTGACGATAATAGCTTGACTGCTGATGACATAGAATTTAAATCTAAAGCAATGGATAGTGATGGAAATGTTTTAATCGAAGACGATTTGATTGAAAGAAGTCCAAGTACTGAAGAAGATAACGATAAGGATTAATGAAAACCAGAACACTTTTAGTTGATAGTTCATATCTTTTAAAGCGTTCGTTTCACGGAGCAAAAGATACGACCACCAGTGCCTTCGGGCATATTGGTGGTTTGTATTCTTTTTTAACCACCACCAGAAAGATGATTAAAGACCATATGATTAATAAAGTTGTGCTGGTCTGGGATGGTGAGGGTGGTGGAATATATAGACATCGAATTGACACAGCATATAAAGCTAATCGCAAATCCAAGGAATGGCATAAAAAAATCGAAATGAATGCTGCAGAACTCCGTAGGGAAAAGGCAAAAGACGAATCAATTCTCAAACAACGACAAAGAGTAAAGGCTTATGCGGAAGAACTATTTCTGAGACAAATTGAAGTCGATGATGTCGAAGCCGATGACCTGATTGCAGCATATTGTCTAAAATACAACAACAAAGAAGAAATCTTTCTATATTCAAATGACAGGGATTTTGCACAACTATTGGATTTGAACATCACAATCATATTTCCAAATCTAAGTCAGCCAGTAACTAAAACTAATTACTTAATGCATTTTAATCATCACTATACTAATGCGTTAATATTGAAAATAATATGTGGTGATTCTGCTGACAATATTCATGGAATTGAAGGTATCGGTGAAAAAACACTTTTAGACCATTTTCCTGAATTAAAATTCAAACATCTTACAGTTAGAGAAATCTGTAAACGTGCTGATGAAATTAATCAAGAACGAATCTTAAATAAAAAGAAGCCGTTAAGGGCATTGGAAAAACTTATATCGCCAGAGGGTGTCCAAAGGTTAAAAACTAATTATCAACTCACGAATCTAAGAGAACCAATGCTTAACCCACAAGCAGAAGAAGAATTACTCCAACTTGAAATTCCATTATCTCCTGACGATAGGGGGAGTAAAAATCTCCTGAGAATGATGAACGAAGACGAGTTCCTAAGTGTATATAGTAGTACGTTTGTACAATATGCCGAACCCTTTTATACTGTTATAATGAATGAAAAACAGCTACTTATGGAATATTTAAAAAATAATAAGAAGAGTTTATAAAAACCCTTTCATCTTAAAGGGATTCTCACTATATTTGTCGGAGTTACTAACAATTTAAAAATAATCAAAATGAACGAGAAGGAATATAGCAACGTGTTTAGATTTTCACTTTATCAGGGCGATGTTTTACTTGGCGAAAAAATGTCTGATGCAGATAAGTTCAACCCATTTACGAGATATTCGATAGATATTCGAGATGTTCTACCACGTGCAATAACCAAATTACAAAAGGTTTTATCAAGAAGAAGCTACGATGTACATGCTTATGTTGGAAGACTGGATGTTTCAGGAGTAGATACACTTGAAGAAGTTCAATTGGAAGAACAGTTTTATGACCTTTACGGAAATCATCAGAGAATGATTAGTCTATATCCTAAAGAATGGAGAAATGAAATGCGTTACAACCCACAACCAGTGGTTCAACAAATCGAAGAGAAAACAATCAGGGGTGTTGAGTGTAAAATAGGGTTCTATATTAATGACAAACCAATTGTCGAAAGGACATTTTATGTCGATGGTTTTAATCCAGTTGCAAGGTGGTCAGTTGATTTGACCGATGCAGTTGTTGAGGTTGCTGATACCATTTCCGAGAAAATAAAGAGGAACGACATTAAAAATATGTGGGACGATTACGATTTGATTAACAGCAGAGGCATGTCAATCAATCAAATCAGGGAACTCTCTACTCCAAAAAGAGAAGAATTGCTTAGAAGGCTGAAACGAAACTAAGTACATTAGGACGAGGATTGGGGTTATCTTCATAATTTGTATATAATTTTATTTTTACTCCGATTCTCGTCCTTCTTATACACATATTTTAAATTAAAATGAGCGAAACAGCAGAAAATACTCTCACAGCGTATCTCGGTCCCGAATTTCAACAACGTCTAATGTGGCAGTTGTTGGTCGAGCCAGAATTTGCCGAAAAAACAATACCTGATTTAGCGATTGAGTACTTTGATGACCCAAATCTGAAAAGATTATTTGTTATCATCCTTGAATACTTCAAAGAATTCGATAAAGTACCAAATCTCCAGAATCAGAGTATCCAACAGGCAATTAATAAATATAAGACACCTAATAATCTAATTGAAGAAGAATCACTCTTTGGTGTAATTAAACGTATTGAACTCTGGAACGAGAGAATCATTAATAAGCAAATGCTACATGATGGTGATGTTGTTCAGAAATCAACAAGTAATTTCATAAAACAACAGGAATACCGTAAGCTTGCTGAGAATATACTTGCCAAAACCAAATCAGGTGAAATTAAAAGTAAGTTTGTAATTGCTGCTATTGAAGATAAATTTCAGAAAATCACACATATTGGAGAAGAAGAAGATGATTGCGAAGAAGTAACTGAAGGTATTGATAAGGCATTAAGAAAAGAATTTAGACAAACAATACCAACTGGTGTTGGAGTAATTGATGCACTTACTGGTGGTGGATTGGGTAAGGGTGAAATCGGTGTGATTCTCACACCATCAGGTGTCGGTAAGACAACCTTACTTACCAAAATAGCCAATACATCATACGAACAAGGTTATAATGTGGCGCAGATTGTATTCGAGGATACCAAAGACCAGATTAAGCGTAAGCATTATACGATATGGTCTAACAGTGCTTTGAGTCGTATTGATGACCCTACTGAAAATGACAGGGTTAAGAAGATATCACACGAAAAGGCTCAAAGCCTAAAGGGTAAAGGTAGACTTATTATAAAGAGATTCAGTCAAGAAAATATTACTATGGTAGATGTGCGGAACTGGATGCTTGCTTATCAGAAGAAATGGGGATTTAAGTTCGACCAACTTGTATTGGATTATCTTGATTGTTTAGAAGCACATAAGAAATCTCCAGATAGAACTGAAGCAGAACTTGTTATTATTAAAGGGTTTGAGGCACTTGCTTCTGACTTCGATATTCCTGCATGGACTGCAATACAATCAAATCGTTCAGGTTTCGATGCGGAATATCTTGAGGCACATCAGAGTGGTGGTAGTATCAAGAGAATACAGAAGGCACACTTCTTTATGTCAGTAGCTAAAACACCTGAACAGAAAGAGGCAAGTCTCGCCAATATCAGGATATTGAAAGCAAGGTTTGCACAAGATGGTCAGACATTTACTGATTGTATCTTTAATAACGATACGATGGAAATCAGAATCGAAGACTCAAGATATGCAAATACTAAAGCATATAAAGGACTGAAACATCATGATGAAACCGATGTAAATAATATCGAAGACCAAGCTGAAAAACTGAAAGATAAAACTGCAAATGTAAGATTACATGAAGCTATAAGTAGAGCAAATGGCGAAACACTGAACGATGCTAAAATGACCGACCTATTGAGTTCATATCAAAAAGAATTTGAAACTGAACCAAATACTGAAATACATCCTGAAGCCGAGTTTCACGAAAAAGAAATATTACGTGATGCGGGAATAGAAAATATTCATATTAATACAACAAGGACTGATATAAGTCCCGATGAAAGAAAAAAACTTGTTGAATTTGTTGTTGATGTTGTAAATGAGGAAGAAACTAAGGGAATAACTGAGGGAACAACTGAGGGAGCAACTGATGACGGATTACTGGAACTTGATGAAACTGAAACTATAACTGATGCTGTAAGTGATG